CGGTTTGAGTTACAGCAAAGAATAGGTTTTGGAGTTGATGCACGTACTGTAATTTAGTGTTAATTATTAATGCATGGCCTGTTGGCACATTGGCAATGTTTACAGTATATCCAGTTTTAACAGAATAATCAACCTCAAATCTTGTAACAGGATTTGTCAACAACCAATACTCTACGACACAAGGAAAGTCTTTTTCGTCAAATTCTTCATAATTGGATTCAAACCCAAACTTTTGCAGCCAATCCTCATCCAAAGGAATAGCCCCATAAGTCTTATCAATATTAACCGAAAAGCTACTTGGTTGAATAGTTGTGAAAAAATCTAATCGCTTGCTATCTTCAAGTATTTCAACCCAATTCCCGATTCTTAATTCATTTGCTAAACTCATTTCTTTACAGGTTTTTTTACAACTGGCCTTTTGACTTTACTCCCACAACTGCACATCTTATTTAGTGATTACTTTTGATTCATGAATTTTGAAAACTCCACACTTTCCACTAATGGTTAAAAACTCACCATCAATTTTCTTGACGTTTCCGGAACAAATAGTCCCGGATGTACGTCTGAATTTAATAATTGTTCCTATTACAAAGTCCACTAACCGAATGCTGATATTGTTATCGTTTCAACTTCAGAACCATTCTGAAATTCAAACTGAATGCAATTATAATCCATTCCATTCATTGCAACAAAATTAATTAATTGCAAACTAATGTAATCAACAAACTGCAAAGAATAAGGACCACCATAAGACGAAAAGAACCCATCAGGAAACAATGTTAAATCAATTGTTGCAAAGCCTCCTATGACCTCCGCTTGCTGCTCAAATGTAACCCCTTGACCATTGGCTATCTTTATAACTATATCTTCACTTGTGTAATCAATTGGAACCTGTACCAACATTTCAGAAAAACAAGATTGGAACGGTGAACAAATCTGATAACACGTTCCGCAATTATTACAACTCATATCTTTTTGAATTTTTACAAAGTTAAGAAATTACAATTGCATTTTTCTCGCATCAAATTTATCCAGGTTATAAGTTGAAGTTATTTCTAAGAAATTCCCATAAATGAAATACCTAAAACAGTCAAGAGCATGGCTCATGTTTGGGTTCTTTTTTTTCCAAGGATCTAAACTTACTGTCCTATCAACTTTTGCTTCTTTAAAATCAGCTATTAATTCCTTGCAGTTTGGAGTTGATATCCAGAATAGGCATTTCTTGAAGCACATATCAGAAATTAACTTTGTAGCCAAATGAGAAGGTGCAAACCTTAACACCTGCATGTTGATGTCACGAACTCCCAGAACTGATTGAATCAATTGGAAGTTACTGATATTGTTTTTTGTTCCTGCCTGCCTGCTATTTCCTGCAGGGTCACCATTGATAATATAATTCATACCGGGATAATCAAGCATGATAGCCTTGCAAAGTTCTTCAAGGTCACCAACCCGGTAAACCTTTAGGATATTAATTTTAGCATAATAGCCAGCTTCTACGCTATTCTTTGAGAATTGGGCAATCACACAGGTATTGGTCACGTTAAAGTCAAAAGATAGGTAAAGGTCCAATCCTGGATGGGCTTTAACGGTATAATTTTGGCAATGCTCATCTTGTTTGAAGTTTCTGGCAAATAAAGATTCCCGATCCCAAACTCCCCAGTTTCCTTTGGCATAGACCTCATAAAAGGTTTCATCAACATCCTTCAAAGCCTCCATTCTGTTCGGGTATTCCTTATCGAGAAAAGGCAAGGCATCTAAATAAGTGCCATGAATCCGTTGGATCCTGTTTACCTCATGTTGCGGTGGTTCATCAAAGAATCTTTTTTTAATCCAATGTGAATCGGATACTGGATTGAAGGTCAAAAAGAATCTTTTAATATGTTTTGAATGACCTCTAAGCCTTAAAGTTACTTGTGTGAAGTCTTCAAGAGCCAATTCCGTTGCTTCTTCAATCCAGATATATTTTGCCTGACTTAACGACTTTAGTTTTTCAGGATTATCGCACCCTAGAAAAACTATTTTATTACTTCCGCATCTTATTTCAAGATAGCCATCTAAGGTTCTAACAATTGAATGTAAGCCCCATTCAGATATTTTATTTTTGAAATCCTGATAGACTGAATTGCGAAGGGTTGCAGCTACTTTACGAATAACAAAGAAAGTTTGTTCTTGATTTTGATATTGGTCCATTACCTCCATCAAAAAAAACTGAATCATGGTCTGACTTTTGCCACTACCTGCACTTCCCCATAAAATATTGTAAATATTTGGAGTAATTATCGACGGTAGATATTTTTTACTCCATAAATTAGGATTACTTAAATCGACACTTGGCACTAATTAGCCTCTGTTTAATTTATTGGTCTGTTTCTTCACTATCCAGTTCATCGTTTCTCATTGGTTCAGGTCGGATAACTGTAATAGTTGAACCGGAAATATCAAAGTCTTGCTTTGCCTTGCCGTAAGCCCTGTCGAGAAGCAACTCAGCAGCCCGAACGTCTCCTTTAATAGCTTTGTTTCTTAAAGCCATTAGGATCGCCTCAGCAGCACTTTTTCCGTCCTTTTCATCACCCAAAACATTGCCCAAAAGCTCCCTAAGTTCGGGTATCTTTTTTGGCCTACCATTTGGGTTCCCTGATTGGCCTTTTTTGAAAGGTTTTGCATCCTTATAAATATCTTTTCTCCCTGATCCCATTTTAACTGTATTTAAACTGATTTAAACCATTCCAACAAAAGCTTTCAGAGGGTAGAAAACAAGACTGTTTCTGTACCCTCCTTCAAAGGTTGGAATGATTGGAGTTACTCCGTGAACGTTCCTCCAAGCCGGATAAACAAGTATTGAATTATCTTGTTGGCCTATAGTTGCTCCATAGTCTGGGACGTGCAAATCACCTCCTTTTGAATTATGTTTTTTGCAAATAATTACATTAACTGCTCCTACTATGTTTCCTGTATCTCGATGAAATGGAGCAGAAATATTATAGTTTGAAATTGAACTTGTGAATAGATTTGCAAATTTCCATTTTTCAGGAACATCTTGAAATAATTGTAATTGTTGTTCGTATTGTTTTGGCAGTATTTCTTTTATTAGTTGTTCGCTTTCTTTTGCTAGTAATAACATAGCTTTTATAAAAGTTTGTGCAGTTTTTACACCGTGTACAATTGACCTTTGTGCATAAGGTCTTTGAAATTGTGGTTTAGGGGCTACGCTTCCTAAGATTGTAGAATATTGACTTAATTTATTCTTGATTCCTTTTGCCATCATTTCACTTGAAACACCTCTAGACATTTCAGTTTTAGGGACGTTCTTACCCCTTAATTCTAAATTTGCTAAATCGGCAAGTTTACACATCTTTTCAGGCATTTTAGTAAGATAAAATCCAATTGGTTCGCCATCGGCATAAAAGATACAATCTTCAGTCACGTTTGGCTCAATGTACTCACAAGCCTCCCCAATCTTGCGACTATGTTCTACTGGTATTAAATCAATTCTTTTCATATTTTATTTATTAAATGCAAAAACATTTGTACAAGCAGGAAACCAGGATTTTTGCCAAACATCATAATCACGAGTTTTAAATTTTCCAGTATTGCCTACATCTTTTAAATCTGAATATTGTTTTCCTTGCTTTTCAATGATATCCCAAAATCTTGGCAAACTTTCATCAATATCAAAACTCCATTCATAAACCAATTTCTTGAAAATCTTTTTCGTGTTTTCAAGAATTAGCATTTCAGCCCCTTCAATATCCATCTTGCAACAATCAAAGTTTTTTGACTCAGAATCGAAGTTCAAACAAGGTACTTTTATCCCTTTGTTATTCCATTTTTTAACTATCGAGTTCCTCCAGACATTACCATTATTACCAATGAATAAAATGATTTCTTTCGTGTCGTTATGGACTAAGGCAGCTTGTTTTACAGTTGCTTGAAATCCATTTAAAGAAAGGTTCTTTTTTATCATTTCGCAGTTGAAAGGGTCGGGTTCATAAACAGTAACCTTTGCACCTTTTGAGCAAGCTAATAAAGTGAAAGCCCCTACATTACCTCCGCAGTCCATCCATGATTCACCAGGTTGAATTGTCATTCCTTTTTTTAGGTAAACTTCATTTCTCAAAACTTCTTCAAAAGTCTTCAGATCAGACATACCTTCACGATGGTAAAATTGAATACCATTAATTTCTCCTTTGCTTAATTTCATATCTTTTCTTTTTCAGATTTAAGATATTCCATTATCATACCTCCAACATATCCTTGACGATCTCGCCAAAACTTTACAAGAGCATAAGCTTCTTCATAATGCTCAGATTCAAATTCAATTTGAATGGCTTTTTTTACTCCGTTGGTCATGTCTTCTAATTGACCGGAAACATCTTCATCATCTAAAATAGAATAATCAACTGGGGGTGCAAACATTGGAACATCTAACCCCCAATCATTCAAGTTTTCGACTTCCCATTCATTTGCAAGAATATCCCACTCCCACTCACCAAACCCGACATTGTCTTTTATAATAAACTCCTTTTGCTGCTGCTCTGACCAATCAACAACTTGAATGGGTACTTCTTTCCATCCGGCTTCTTTCATTGCCTTTAGCCTCATGTTACCCCCTAAAACAACAAAGTCCTGATTGACTACAATCGGACGAACCTTTGCCATTTCTGGAAAGTCTTTTAATGACTGGACAAGCTTTTCAAACTTATCGTTTTTTATTAATCGAGGGTTATTTGGATTCGATTTTACATCTGATAATTTAACGGTTTGAACCGACATATTTTAAAAATTTAAGTGCCTCCATTTTCATGGTAAATATTTTGTGTTTAACTATTTCTTTTTCGTTGGCTTTTTAGCTGTTTTAGCAGCCTCCTTAAAGTCCTTTGCTGAAGGTGCAGCCTTAGAGCCAACCCGATTTATTTTTTCGTCTGAACCTGCTGCAATGCGTTTTCTCTTTGCGTTTATGTTTGCGTATAGTCCTGGCTTTTTCATTTTAAGTTCTTTTAAATTTTACAGCTTTTGATTTTACAGATTTCTTTCCAACACATCCCCAAGCTTGGCGGCTTAAGTCATTGGCACAGGGTGGATTTTTACATTTCTTAATGCCTGCTGACCTTGCACAATAGGAATCACCTTTTTCAGTTCCGGGAGCAATGGAGTAACCTTTCGCCCCGAACTTAACGGTTTTACCATCAATTGTTTTTTTGAATTTCTTTTCGGCCATTATTTT